TACCAGTTCCGGGTAGGCGGCGTTCACCATGAACGGAACCTGGATGCACAGGCCCTCGGCGTTGAGCCGGATTTCTTCCCAGTCGTTGCAGTGGACCTGGCAGCACGGCTTGGTCACACCGGCTTCCATCTCCGCCTCGGTGAAGTGGAAGTAGCAGCCCGACTGGTAGATGTCGCAGAAGTCGATGCCCTGGGTGTACCGGATGCCCGCACGGGTCACCTGGAACTCCGGCATGTCGAGCAGGCCCTCGACCGACTCGTACACACACATGTCCCAGAGCGTCTCCGAGGGAGCACACCAGCCACCCGAAGCGATCAGGCTGCCACCCGGCAGACGTGACTCCTTGCCCGTCTCCTGCACCAGGTCGTAGTCATCCATCGGCCCCTCTTGCACGAGGTTGCCGTAGCCCTGCTTCTTGATGATCGCAGCGCCGTAGCGGCCACCGGCCTGGTTCGGGCTGAGGTGGCGGGGCATCCCCTGGATGCGTGCCATGACCGCATCTGCGGCCTGGCTCAGGCCATCCAGTTCCTGTCCCATGCTCATGCCGGGCACGTCCGCAGCAGCCACGATCTGGGGTGCTGGACGGTTCGGCAGGACCACGGCAGGGGCGTTGCGGGCCGCCTTCTTCACGACGGCACTCGCCGCAACCGGCTCAGGCGTGTCGATGACCTCGGGCTCCGCCTTGGGCTGCTCGACGACAACCGGCTCCTCGGGCTGGTCCCCCTCGGTGGGGGCCTCAGGCTCCTCAGGCTCGTCCTCGATCTCGATGTCCTTCAGTTTCGCCAGCCGCTCAGCCTTCTTGGCGGCAGCCTCCTGACGGGACTTCTTCTCCTCGCGGACCTTGGTGATGGCCTCGGCCAGTTCCTCCCCGCGAGTCACATCCTCGTCGGAGGATTCGTCGTTCAGTTCGAGAGCACGGAACTCGTCCAGTGCCTCGTTGAGTACCCCATCCAGGTCCTCAACAGCCGCGAGGTCCTCGGGGAGTTCGAATGCCATATCGGCAAACCTCCACTAGGTGTCGTCGTTGGCCGTATGCCCCACGACCAGCGTTGCCGATTACGGTATCAGAACACTCAACGAGGAATCTGCCGCCACTTGGAGCCAGGGTTGCTACGGACCAACGCAATCGCCTTCTGGCGGGTGTCCACCACCTGGCTGGTCCCGTCCTTCTTGGTGACCTCGAACTTGACGGCCTTCTTGCCCGCACCGCACTTGCACGCCATCTAGACTCCTTCGACCAGGGCGTTCAGTCGCTGAACACGCTCAGCGTTCACAGTAGCGTGCAGCGCACGCACTCGCTCTCTCCGATCCAGTATGGCGAGCGCCTCCCTGGCGACCGCCTTGGCGTCCACTTGTACGGAGGGTGCCGACAGGCAGAGTCCGGCAGCCACCAGGGAGGTCTGTTCACCCGCACTGGCCGCGAGTCCAGTACGGGGCACCGGGAATCCCGGCACGTTCACCACAAGGGCGGCGACAAGTTCGAGGTTGCCTCTGATGGTCCGCCAGTCACCCGATAGGGCGCCAGCGGTGAGAGCGGCAACCTGCTCAGGCGTTGCCGATGGTCGTACACGCCCAGCAACCCAGATTCCGAACTCGTCCTCGCCAACCGCCACATCAGCCACGACAGTTCCGGTGTGGTCGTAATGGGATCGCGTGTCACTGGCACTCGCCCCCAACTCTGCGTGCCCGGTGTCGCAGGTCAGTTGCCCTACCGGCACCAGGCCCTGGTCCGTCACCACCTGCCCGGTGGCGAAGTAGCCGTAGTTGCTGTGACTGGACGGTGGCTCGGTGCACACCCCCTTGATGCCGATGTGGCAGGTTCCCCACGTTGCCAGATGACCGTACACCCGCCCGTTGTCCTTCACGTGCAGGGGAGTGGGGCCTTCCAGTTCAGGGTCGGTGAACCAGTCGTACGGGGCGGGGTCGGTAGTTGCACTTGCAACCAAGTTCACTACGGACTCACTGGCGGGCGGGTCCGCGATGAACGCCGTGTCCTCACTGCACCCGCACGGCACCTCCGTCGCGTCGGCAGCCAGCGCGTGCTGACCCGGCCAGTAGCCCAGGGCGTCGTGGTGCCACTCCGCGCAGGTCCGGTTCAGGTACGGGGCAGGGATGTACTTGGCGAGTTGACGGCGGCAGCGGTAGAAGTCGTGCGGGGCACCCCAGCCGATCTTCGCCGCACCCGGCCCACGAGTCCAGTACCGGTGCAGGCGGGCAGTCTCTCTGGGATGCGTCACCCAGCCCGGCCCCCGCTTGAACTCCTCCGTCTCCACAGCCCAGGAGTCCGGCAGGTCCACGTCGCCGCACCCCAGGGCGCTCTTGCGCCTACGGATGTGCCGCTTGGTAGCCTCCGGGTCCTTGGCCCTGCCAATCGCCTGGATGGCGTTCTTCAGGTCCTGGCAGTTGGCAATCGGGTAGGAGCCGTCCTTCATCGCCCCACCCGACTTGGCCAGGCGCTTACGCTCCTTGGTGCTCACGTCCCGGAACTCGTCCATCTCCACGGCAGCCTCGACCGTCTCGTCGCTGGGCTCCGTGGGCATCTCACCCAGGGCCAGGCTGGCCTCCGGGAACGCGGGGATCGGCACGATGGTCGCCCCGCAGATGCGCCCCTTGGAGAACTCCGTGCGCCCCGACAGCATGGCCTCCAGGTCATTGTCGTCCGCAACGACCATCTCCGCGTCGTCCACATCCACGCTGACACCGCGCAGGGCACCCTCGGTCATCAGGCCGACCACCTCGTCGGCCTCCGGGGTGTCCATGAACACCCCATGCCCGATGAGTTCGTTGCCGACCCGCTCGATACCGTCGATGCGGCCCACCACCACGCTGCCCGCGTGTCCGTCACCGCTCTGCTTCTGCCAGGACAGCGGCAGCGGCAGGTCGCGCCAGGTGATCGCGTTCTCGCTGAACATGCGGCCATCACCACTGGGGCTGCCCTCCACCACCAGTACCCCGTGCCAGGACATCGGGTCGCCGGGCTCGAAGTCCCCCTCCGGGGCCTCCGGCTCGTCCAGCAGGTCGATGTCGGCGTCTGCGGTGATACTGTCCATGTCCGTCTCCAGAGCGTTGTTCTGTGGCCTGATCTTGGACTTCTTCGCTTCTTTGTAGCCCTTGTCCTTGGGGGTCTTGCCACCCGGCTCCACGCGCACCCAGCGGCCCGCACGGATGTCCTTCTCCTCGTCGGCGGTGGCTGCCCGGCGCTTGACCACCTTGCCCGCCTTGGTCCCCGCGCCGCCCTTCTTGCCCTTGGCGCCCTTCGCCACGACCTCGGGGGTGCGCCTGCCCTCGTACCAGATGAGGTCGTGCGAGGCAGCACTGAGAGGGACCTGCGCCACGTAAAGAATGCACCGGCAGTTGATCCAGACTTCCGGTGGACCAACTGGTTGCCCTGGATAGAGGAGTTGGTAGCCGCCCACGTCGAACGTCCCACCCAGGGAAGCGTCCACACCATGCAGAGGCCGGTGCATGGCTCGCACCCTGTCGTCCAGGCGGGTGGTCCACACCTTCCGCATCTCCGACCGCTCGCTGGCGGCCAGGGTCGCCCCGTTGATGGTGGCGATGCTCAGCCACGACGACATCCGCCGCGCCTGGTGCTCGTCCTCCTCGTCGGGCTCCAGGTCGTCCAGGGCACCCTCAATCGTGTCCTGGAACCACTCCCACGCCTTCTCCGCTGTTGCCCGCCACGGCACGAACTCCTGGGTGCCCCGACGCTGCTGGTACACGGTGTCGAAGACGACCTGCACGGCATCGAGGATGTCGGCCTTGTAGTCCTCCCCTGCCAGCGCCTCCGTGACGTCGGGAAGCAGCAGCGCCTCGACCGCCTTCGCCAGGTCGTTCTGCGTCGTCGCGTAGGCGCTGAGGGCCTCAGGTGTCAGGTCCTGCATGCGAACACCCTAGCCGACCCGGTTCCTGGCGGGCTCTGCCTGCTCACGTTCCTGCTCTTGCTGGTTGGGCGGCACACCTATCTGCGGGCGCTGGATGGACCGTGGCCTACGGTCGTCACCGATGGTGGTGCTCTCCCCCTCGCCCATCGTCCCCAGGTCGGCACCCAGCAGGCGCAGCGCGGCCTGCGTCTGCTCCGGCGTGGTGCTCCCCGTGGCGATCTGCTTCCACAGCCAGGCTTTCAGTTCCTCGTCGCTGGGGGCGTCCTCCTCGTGGAAGCCCGTCTCCCGGCGCATGGCCTCCGCGCTCAGTGCACCACGGTCGTACAGGTCGATAGCCTCCCGGCCACGGTTGGGCCGCAGGCGGATGGGGCTGGTGTCCGCGACGACGTAGTAGGCGCTGGGGTCGGGTACCACGTCCTCCAGCGCGGGACGCAGGTAGGCGGTCGTCAGGGCGTGCGCCACCACGGCCAGGCGCGGCTCCAGGTGGCTCTTGATGGCTGACTCGTCCGCGAGCCACCCGCTCCAGTGGTTGCTGTCGCTGACGCCGAGCAGCACCTCGGGCGGGGTGTCCAGGCCGAGTGCCAGTTTGTGGACGGCGGCCTTCCGCATCTCGATGCTGATTTCGTCCAGTTCTGTCCAGAACGTCAGGTGCTGCACCTTGTCGAGGGTGTCACCGGGGGCTGTCACCACGATGGGCACCACCGCGCTGGCGTTGCTCCGGTCCTTGATGGGGGTGGTCATCGCTTCCGCGAGCACCGCCATGAACTGGTCCGCCTGGGTGCTCGCCGGGTCAGCGTTGGGGCTGTTGGGGAACTGTATCTCCGAGGGCAGCATCAGGATGCCCGCGCCTGTGAGGCGACTGGTCAACTGCGCCTGGACGTGCTCGTTCAGTGTCCTGATCTCATTCAGGGTGCCCAGGTTGCTCCGCACCGGGCTGTCCGCCTGGTACGGGTCCAGCGGGTGCGGCGTCCACACCCGGATGGCCAGGTCGTCGCCGGTGAGCAACTTCTTGCCGTCACCCC